GAAGCTGTTGATGCAGATCGTGCTGCAAAGCTTAAAGCTGTTGTTGAAAAATATGAAGCTGCATTGAATAAAGAGGCTTCTACGTTTAAAACTACAATGGTAGATCAAGTTAGTAAATATCTTGATCTCTACCTAAATGAAAAGTTGCCGGTTGAAACCGTCAACGAAGCTGTGAAGAACAAGAGAGCTTTATCGCTCCTCGAAGATCTTCGCAAAATGCTATCTGTCGATATGGCGCTCGCTAATGAAAATATTCGCGATGCTGTTGTTGATGGTAAGCAAAAAATAGATGAAGCTGCTAGTCAGCTTGAAGCCGCTAATAAGCAGGTTACAAAGTTATCAGAAGAGAATAAAAAATTATCTTCTAGACTCGTTCTAGAAGAAAAGGTCTCTTCTCTTGATGATGAAAGAAGGACTTACATGAAAAAGATGCTAAATGGTAAGTCTGCTGAATTCATTAAAGAGAACTTTGATTATACTCTCAAGTTATTTGAGAATACTGAAGAAGAGCGGCTTTCCAATCTAAAGACGGAAGCTGTTGAAGAGTCTGTTGCAACAACTGTTGACAGACCTGTTATTGAAGAAGCTTCTGAGCCCGTACGAACTGAAGGTGATGGCGCTTTTAATTTGTACATGAGCGAACTTAAGAAATACTAATTTCTTCTTTCTTATAAAAGATTTGGGTGAGGGATCATCCCTGAAAAGAATTTTAAAAGGTCGACAATTTATGCTAGGAAATTATTATATTTATGGCTAAACAAATCCGTCCTACACAGGCTTACATCGATGAGTCTCGCGCACGTGTATTGCTCGAAAAGTGGGGTCCAGTATTGGATTACACATCGAATAATGTTAGTGCTATCGAAGACGATCATACCCGTCTAAACACTGCCATTCTCTTGGAAAACCAAGAAAAATGGTGCTTTGAAACGGCAGGAAACGTTTCAGGTGGTACAGCTGGCGGCCTACCTTATGGTCAGGCTGGTTCAGGTGTATTTGGTGGTGAAACAGGTGGTGCTGGTTCCTATGGAAATCAGTTCCCTTCACAGAATGATAATGCATACGCCGCTGGCGATGCACGTCTACCGAAGATCCTCATTCCGATGATTCGCCGTACGTTCCCTGAGTTGATCACTAACGAAATCGTTGGTGTTCAGCCAATGAGCGGCCCAGTGGGACTTGCTTTTGCTCTAAGATACAAGTACGAAGCCTCAGCTCTCGGTGCAGGTAATGGCAAAATCGACGGTTCTTTAACCGCCGGTACAAATGCCGGACCTGCAATCGATGACGGTGCAGAACTTGGTTATCAGTACCTAGATACACGCTTTACCGGTTCATCCGGAACAGGCGCGTTATCTGGTAATGCTGATTTCACAATGATGCTCCAGGATCAAGGTGTTGCCAGATTGCTTTCGCAATTTGAATTGACATCAAACATTCCTCAGGTAGTAGTTAGCTTCGAAAAGACAGCTGTTGAAGCTGGAACTCGTAGGCTTGCTGCCCGCTGGTCAGTTGAACTCGAGCAGGATCTAAAGAACATGAACGGTATTGATATCGATACTGAGCTCACAAACGCTATGTCGTATGAGCTACAGGCCGAAATCGATCGTGAAATGATCATCAGAATGATCCAGACAGCTCTTAATGCAGGATACGGAATCGGCTACTCAGTGTGGTCGCCCGCTTCTGCAGACGGTCGCTGGCTCGTTGAGCGCAATCGTGACTTCTATCAGAGACTTATCGTTGAAGCTAATCGTATCGCAGTCCGTAACCGCCGTGGTTCGGCAAATTTCATCGTCGCTACACCTCGTGTATGCGCCATCCTTGAAATGTTGCCCGAATTCCAGTGGGTACCTGTCTCCGGTAACGTTAACACTCAACCGGTAGGTGTCGCAAAGGTAGGTTCATTGGCCGGTCGTTTCAACGTGTATCGTGACACCCGCACTGAAGCTCAATTTGAAGCTGGTTTTGGTGGAAACTTTGCCTCGCAAGGTGCTCCTTCAACTCCCGCTAACAAATATACCCGCTCTCAGCGTCTCGAGTATGCTCTACTCGGGTACAAGGGTCCGGAATTCTACGACACTGGAATTATCTATTGTCCGTATATTCCTGTAATGGTCCAGAGAACAATTGGTCCTAATGATTTTGCTCCTCGTGTTGGTCTATTAACCCGTTATGGCGTTGTAGATAACATCTTTGGTGCTAATCTTTATTACCACGTTATTATCTTGACCGGTCTCGG